TGATGGTGATTTAATCACTGGATGGGAAAAACGCCAGGTGCTTAAAGAGGACAACGGCAATATTTCGCAAACCGCAAAATCTCCGGCAGAGCGCAAGAGGGCGCAGCGTGAGAGGGAAAGAAAGCGGGAACAAAATGGCGATTGTCACGGCGCGTCACGAAATGTCACGCACATGTCACGACGAGTCACGACAGATAAAGATACAGATAGAGATACAGATAAAGAAGATCAAAACACTATGGTCCATGGCGTAAAAAACGCCACGAACCATGTAGGGGATGTTCAGACCGTCACTCCTGGCCAGCCCGCAGGCACGACACCGGAAGCCGATTCAGCGTATGCGCTGAAAGCCGATTCGGGCGCTGTGCAGCAGGCGATGACCGCTGGGCCGGAGCAATCACACCAACTGCAGCAGCCTGAAGCCGATTCCGCCATTCAGCGGGAAGCCGATCGGGTAGTCCCGGAAAACACCGGGCAGCCTGTGGGACGAGTGGATTATCCGGATGTGTTCGAACAGGTCTGGCGGGAATACCCGTTACGAGCCGGGGCAAACCCGAAGAAATCCGCTTTCAGTGCCTGGAAGGCCAGATTACGCGAGGGGGTGCCACCAGAGGCCATGCTGGATGGTGTAAGGCGTTACACAAGATACCTGGCTGCTACCGGGAAAACGGGAACGGAATTTGTTCAGCGAGCGACGACGTTTTTTGGACCGGACCGGAATTTTGAAAACCCCTGGTTGCTCCCGGTAAGCGGCACGAACAACCAGCGTTGTGTTAATCATATTTCTGAACCGGACACCGAAATTCCGCCGGGATTCAGAGGGTAACAGATTTCAGGTCATGGGGTAATTTTCAGGAGGGCTTGTGGCAAAAGTTTTTACTCCCGAACTGCGGGAAGAAGTGAAGGCGCGCATTGTGGAACTGGTACGCAGAGATGGGCGAAAAACGCGTAAACAACTGGAAAATGAAACCGGGGCGACGAGACACCTGATAGAAGTTCTGGTGAAAGAGCTGGTAGTTAGTGGCGCAGTATATGGTTCAGGACATGGAATATTTCCTTCGGAGCAGGCTCGTAAGGACTGGGGAAAAGCCCGCAAAAAAAATGTCGAGAGCGGCAGTGAAAAAGAAGAGCGACCCTGACCTGATTTATTCATTGCTAGATGGCGAAATACGCCGTTACAACAGACGACAGAATATAATTTGTCGCGAGTGTCGTCAGAGCGAAGTTATGCAGCGCATACTGGAATTTTATCAGGGAAATGTTCGGTATTAATTGAAGTGACGAAATTAAAGAGCATTAGTTCAGATATTAATTGACACTTCGATGGCACAGGCCCAGACCTAGTCTGGTTGTCAGCTTTGAGCTAGGTGAACGTTGGTATCGTTAGTTTGTATTAATCAACGGAGAATAGGCCAAATGACTTTTCTTTGCCTCTTTTAATTATAATTCAAGTTCAATTGATTACATTGAAGTACTAATGTGAGTCCGTCAAACAAATAGCTCAAGGAATAGGTCATGTGGGGAAGTGAAAACAAACAAAATCTGGACGTACTGGATCCTGTGCAGTTGGTGCGTATCGAAGCGGTACACCGGGGGTTCCTTTACCAGCATCTTTACGCTGTAGGCTGCTTACTTTTGGCGCAGAGGGCAGCTATGGACTCAGTAACTGTCGAGCTTGATGAGGATATTGAGCTGAAATCCAAACAGGAACGTCTCTACATTCAGGTTAAAACCCGTTCAAAACCTATTATGCCCAACGATGTGTCGGGGGCTCTGGAGCGATTTGTAAAGCTCAGAAATGAGCATACTTCGGCAAACCGCGAAGGGGTGGCTTCTTTTGTGATTATTGTAAACCAGGCGCCTGGACCGCTGCTTCAGAAGATGATTGACGATAAAAAGCTTCCTTCTGATGTTCTTATTGTCTGGCCCCAGTCGACAGCTGGACGTCACCCGGCACTTCCGCCCGCATGGAGTACTCTGGCTGATGCGGCCACATGGTGTATCGCAGAAGCAGAAAAGCTGAAATTTTCACTATTGTCCCCAGAATCCTTGATTTGGAAGTTAGCAGGATTGGTTCAGCTTGCCGCCACCGGAGGCGATACCAATGGACAACATACGTTTTTCACGGAAGAACTTACTGAACTATTTGAACAGTTGATCGTTCAGCTACAGGACTTTCCTGCACCACCAGCACTGTACCGCCCACAGAACGAAGAACCTTCTCTCACATCTGGTGAGCGGATCCGTATCCTTTGTGGACTCTCAGGTGCAGGCAAGACAGCTTGGGCCGCACAGGCCGCATTACACTCCACTGCACTTTGTGCTTATTACGACACCGGTGATCTTCCCGGTCCAGCTCTGGCCAGTACGCTGGTGCGCGAGATGGCTGCTAGATTTACAGCCCGTGACCAAGACGGTTTGCGCAGGATTTTGCTCCCCGGTGCCAGTGGTTTTGAGGCTCTTAGGAGTTTTGATACCTACCTGAAAGAGCAGGGTACCACCTTGGTGCTGGTTCTGGATAACGCCCATCGTGTACCTGCGGAAAATCTACTGGATGTTCTGAATGCAACTACACATATTCGTTTTGTGCTGTTGTGCCAGCCTCACGAAAACGTTCGCGAACTGGAGGTCATGACGGGGCTACAGCGCGAGGGCCTGCAGGGATGGAATCTCGATACGGTAGCTGTCGTTGTAAACGATATCGGAGGATTTGCCACCGCTATGGGATACGAGCAGCTACGGGCTTACACTGGTGGTCTTCCCCTGTATGTAGAGAGCGCCGCAAAAATCGCCGTTTCTGATTATGAGCGTAATGTCGATGCTCTGTGTGCTGAACTCCAGCAACAAACCCATACTGCGGAAACCGCCCAAGAAATTATTCTGTCACGTGTATTTCAGGGATTTGAATCACTACTTCAGAGCGCGCTGGCATTGTTCAGTCTCTCTGACGTAGGGCTGAGTCGCGAAGAGATTTCTACGCTCCTAATCAATTCGCTGAACATTTCACCAAGCAGTGCTGCTTCTTTAATTAGGAAAATGCGCGCTACTGGCACTATTGAAATTTATGGAAACCAGACCCTGAAGGTACATGATGCTGTCAGGGGGCTAGGACTGCAACATCTGGAACTGATGGATCAGGGTATATCGAACAAAGCGCTACTAGCGCTGAAAGACCTTTTAGTTGAAAGTCTTCATAATACCCGCAATACAAAACGGTTATCGTTGTTGACTCAACTTTATATTAAGCTCAATGATGTCACGACGTTGATCGAACTCTCAGGCCAAGAAATGTTTTATGAGATGGGCGTGACGGTCGACATTCTTGCAAGCTTGGAGCGTGCTGCAACATCGGACTTATTGGGACCTGTTCATAAATTCTGGGCATTGGATGGCCTTGTTTTCGTTGAGCTTAAAGACGGAATATCCGACCACATTGCTCAGAGGTTAAACATCATGGGAGCTTTACTTGCGGAGCACAAGTTCGGCTATCAAGAAGAGATGGCCTATGCAATGAAACGAATGTTATTTTCGGCAGAAAGCAATGATGCACGAGAAGTTCAAAAGCTGGCACAGGAAGTCCGCCCCCAACTCCCAGATGAAGAACATAAACGCATCTTTGACTACAACCATGCCATTGCACTCTGGAGATTAAAAAAACTCAAGGATGCTGAAACATTAAGCTGTAATGTTATACAAGGGTACTATTCTTTATTTGGTATCACACCTGCTGATGTCATAGGAAAAAACGCCGACGCATTATGGAAAACTATTAATCATTCCGAAAATATGCAGGAACACTTTAAACATATGGCTGATGCTCTGGAGTTGCTGGCCAGAATTCGTGATGCGCAGGGAAAACTGTCACCATTACTGCGTATTCATTCGATGAAGTTCTACAATCTGGCCATGGCCCCGGAATCCATGGTCAGGGTGGGCCAAGATCTGGCGGATGAGTTTGTTGCCATAAAGGATTACGACGGTGCCAAGGAAGTCATGGAGCAACATGTCCTGCCGGTTGTCAATGAGGCAGGTCTAGTACATCGACTGATTCAGGTTCGAAGCCAATACGCAGTCATATTAGCACTATCGGGTCAGCATAAAGCAGCTGATGTCGAAATGCAGCGCCTTGCTCCCTATATCGAAGGCCTCACAGGTGTACAGCGTCAAGAAATCCAAAATCAATCAAATTACATCGTACAGCTTGCCCATAAAGCAGCAAAGACTAAATTAACTGAAGTTTTTGGTGCGGTCGGCCGGAATGAACAATGCCCCTGTGGCTCGGGAATAAAGTACAAAAAATGTCACGGTGCCTGAGTCTTTGTACGACCATGCGGGCCTTATTGTCTTGCTATTGCTCTTATGGTTCGCCTTTCTGATTGATTTCATATTGGCGAGGTGACGGGAGTTAAGTAGAATGGCTGCGGGTGCTTGAGGCTATCTGTCTCAGGCATGAACACCAAAGGCAGATAGAGAAAAGCCCCAGTTAACATTACGCGTCCTGCAAGACGCTTAACATTAATCTGAGGCTCAATCTATGAACGGCAAATCTAGGTTAGCCTCTTACGTGCCGAAAGGCAAGGAGAAGCAGGCTATGAAGCAGCAAAAGGCGATGTTAATCGTCCTGATCGTCATCTGTTTAACCGTCATAGTGACGGCACTGGTAACGAGGAAAGACCTCTGCGAGGTACGAATCCGAACCGGCCAGACGGAGGTCGCTGTCTTCACAGCTTACGAACCTGAGGAGTAAGAGACCAGGCGGGGGAGAAATCCCTCGCCACCTCTGATGTGTCAGGCATCCTCAATGCACCCGCACTTAACCCGCTTCGGCGGGTTTTGTTTTTTCCTGGCATTCTGGTTTACAATTCGCACGCCAGCCTGAACAACTGGCACCTGCTGCGCCAGCAGAGACAACCGATGGCGCACGATACCAAATTACACAATTCTAATGATTCTGCTGTCTTTGCCAGCAGGTGCGGACGGCGTTTTCACGCATTCACATCAGACTGGTTCCAGCATCCTCCATGCACTGAAGAGCAGGCTGAATGGATAATTCAGTGTTACCGCAGGCGTGGATACGAGGTTAAGAAAGCTCTTAGTCTCGACTATCGTCACTGGATAATCTCAGTCAGACTCCCTTACTCCGAACGCCCACCGCGTCCGTCCCGCACATTCCAGCAACGCATCTGGAGGTAACGTGCGGGTATTACTTCGACCTGTTCTGGTACCGGAACTCGGGCTGGTGATCGTTAAGCCGGGCCGTGAATCCATGCCGGTATTCCACAATACCCGGGTACTGGTGGAGCCGGAACCGAAAAGCATGCGTAATCTGCCGTCCGGGGTCGTTCCTGCCGTTCGCCAGCCGCTGGTGGAAGACAAAACATTGCTGCCGTTTTTCAGTAACGCACGGGTAATTCGTGCTGCTGGTGGTGCTGGTGCATTGTCTGACTGGCTGTTGCGCCATATTAAATCCTGCCAGTGGCCACACGGCGATTATCATCACAGCGAAACCGTTATTCACCGTTATGGTACCGGCGCAATGGTGTTGTGCTGGCACTGCGACAACCAGCTGCGTGACCAGACATCCGAATCACTCGAGCAACTTGCTCATCAAAATCTGTCAGCATGGATGATTGACGTCATCGGTCACGCAATAAGCGGTACGCAGGAGCGTGAATTATCTCTGGCTGAATTATCCTGGTGGGCGGTCCGCAATCAGGTGGCGGACGCGCTACCGGAAGCGGTATTACGTCGTTCGCTGGGGTTGCGTGCGGAAAAAATCCGCTCAATGTACCGTGAAAGCGACATCGTACCGGGAGAGCAGACCGCCACCAGCATACTGAAACAGCGCACAAAAAATCTTGCGCCGCTGCCTCACGCCCACCAGCAACAGAACCCACCACAGGAAAAGACGGTGGTCAGCATTGCCGTTGATCCTGAGTCTCCGGAATCTTTCATGAAACGACCTAAACGTCGCCGCTGGGTTAACGAGAAATACACACGCTGGGTGAAGACACAGCCGTGTGCGTGTTGTGGTAAGCCAGCCGACGATCCCCATCACCTGATTGGTCATGGTCAGGGCGGAATGGGGACAAAATCTCACGATATTTTCACGCTACCGCTGTGTCGGGAGCATCACANTCGTTAAGCCGGGCCGTGAATCCATGCCGGTATTCCACAATACCCGGGTACTGGTGGAGCCGGAACCGAAAAGCATGCGTAATCTGCCGTCCGGGGTCGTTCCTGCCGTTCGCCAGCCGCTGGTGGAAGACAAAACATTGCTGCCGTTTTTCAGTAACGCACGGGTGATTCGTGCTGCTGGTGGTGCTGGTGCATTGTCTGACTGGCTGTTGCGCCATATTAAATCCTGCCAGTGGCCACACGGCGATTATCATCACAGCGAAACCGTCATTCACCGTTATGGTACCGGCGCAATGGTGTTGTGCTGGCACTGCGACAACCAGTTGCGTGACCAGACCTCCGAATCACTCGGGCAACTTGCTCATCAAAACCTGTCAGCATGGATGATTGACGTCATCGGTCACGCAATAAGCGGTACGCAGGAGCGTGAATTATCTCTGGCTGAATTATCCTGGTGGGCGGTCCGCAATCAGGTGGCGGACGCGCTACCGGAAGCGGTATTACGTCGTTCGCTGGGGTTGCGTGCGGAAAAAATCCGCTCAATGTACCGTGAAAGCGACATCGTACCGGGAGAGCAGACCGCCACCAGCATACTGAAACAGCGCACAAAAAATCTTGCGCCGCTGCCTCACGCCCACCAGCAACAGAACCCACCACAGGAAAAGACGGTGGTCAGCATTGCCGTTGATCCTGAGTCTCCGGAATCTTTCATGAAACGACCTAAACGTCGCCGCTGGGTTAACGAGAAATACACACGCTGGGTGAAGACACAGCCGTGTGCGTGTTGTGGTAAGCCAGCCGACGATCCCCATCACCTGATTGGTCATGGTCAGGGCGGAATGGGGACAAAATCTCACGATATTTTCACGCTACCGCTGTGTCGGGAGCATCACAACGAGCTTCATGCGGATCCTCTGGCGTTCGAAGAAAAGCATGGTTCTCAGGTTGATTTAATTTTTCGTTTTCTTGATCACGCCTTTGCAACTGGCGTGTTTGGGTAAAAGAGGTGAGTGATGCTCATAGATTTGGTTTTACCTTACCCGCCGACGGTGAACACTTACTGGCGACGCCGTGGCAGCACATATTTTATCTCGGAGGAGGGAAAGCGTTATCGCCGGGCTGTGGCGCTTATTGTTCGCCAGCAGCGGCTGAAATTAAGCCTGTCCGGAAGGCTGGCGATAAAGGTGATTGCAGAGCCACCGGATAAGCGTCGTCGCGACCTGGACAATATCCTGAAAGCACCGCTGGATGCGCTGACGCATGCGGGAGTGTTAATGGACGATGAGCAGTTTGATGAAATCAATATCGTTCGTGGTCAGCCAGTATCTGGTGGACGTCTGGGGGTGAAGATTTACCCCATAATGCATGAAGAGCAGGTCAAAAAATGAAACTGGAAGATTTACCGAAATACTACTCCCCAAAATCCCCTTGCCTGACCGATGCATCGGCCTCAACGTCAAAAGATGCGCTGAGTATCACTGATGTGATGGCCGCGCAGGGCATGACACAGAATCGGGCTGAGATGGGGTTTTCTGCGTTCCTGGGGAAAATGGGCATCAGTATGAATGACAGGGCGCGGGCAACAGAATTACTGGCAGATTATGCACTCAGTCGGTGCGATCGTGTGGCGGCGTTGAGAAAACTTCCGGCAGAAATAAAACCGTTAGTGATGCGCATTATGGCTTCGTACGCTTTTGAGGATTATGCCCGCAGCGCAGCGAGTAAAAAGCAGTGCCCTTGTTGCTATGGGGAAAAATTTATTGAAAGCGTAGTTTTTACAAACAAGGTCCAGTATCCGGATGGTAAGCCGCCGGTATGGGCAAAGTGTACGAAAGGTGTGTATCCGTCTTACTGGGAAGAATGGAAAAAAGTCAGGGAGGTGGTAAAAGTTGCCTGTCCGGAGTGTGGCGGAAAGGGTGAGGTTTCCACCGTCTGTAAGGATTGCCGTGGGCGTGGTGTCGCCATTCACCGTGAAGAGTCGGTAAAACGTGGTATGCCTGTTATCAGAGACTGCCAGCGTTGTGGTGGTCGTGGCTATGAAAGACTACCATCAACGGAGGCATTTAATGCTATATGCGAGGTGACAAACCAGATAANCCGTTCGCCAGCCGCTGGTGGAAGACAAAACATTGCTGCCGTTTTTCAGTAACGCACGGGTGATTCGTGCTGCTGGTGGTGCTGGTGCATTGTCTGACTGGCTGTTGCGCCATATTAAATCCTGCCAGTGGCCACACGGCGATTATCATCACAGCGAAACCGTCATTCACCGTTATGGTACCGGCGCAATGGTGTTGTGCTGGCACTGCGACAACCAGTTGCGTGACCAGACCTCCGAATCACTCGGGCAACTTGCTCATCAAAACCTGTCAGCATGGATGATTGACGTCATCGGTCACGCAATAAGCGGTACGCAGGAGCGTGAATTATCTCTGGCTGAATTATCCTGGTGGGCGGTCCGCAATCAGGTGGCGGACGCGCTACCGGAAGCGGTATTACGTCGTTCGCTGGGGTTGCGTGCGGAAAAAATCCGCTCAATGTACCGTGAAAGCGACATCGTGCCGGGAGAGCAGACCGCCACCAGCATACTGAAGCAGCGCACAAAAAATCTTGCGCCGATGCCTCACGCCCACCAGCAAAACCCGCCACAGGAAAAGACGGTGGTAAGCATTGCCGTTGATCCGGAGTCACCGGCTCAGTATCTCCAGCGCCAGAAACCACAACGGGAAGAGATGCCCGTATACACGCGCTGGGTAAAAACGCAGAAATGCATGACGTGTGACAATCAGGCAGATGATCCGCATCACATCATTGGTCATGGACTAGGAGGGATGGGAACGAAGGCTGACGATTTGTTTGTTATTCCGCTGTGCCGTAAATGTCATAACGAACTGCACGCCGGGGTAAAAGATTTTGAAGAAAAACACGGCAGCCAGCTGTTGTTGCTGATTCGTTTTTTAATGCACGCGAGAAATTCGGGCGTCCTGAAGTGGAAAGCATAAATGACTGAACGCATAGAATTTGTTTTGCCTTACCCGCCAACGGTGAATACTTACTGGCGACGTCGTGGCAGCACATATTTTGTATCAAAAGTCGGTGAGCGTTATCGCCGTGATGTGGCACTAATTGTTCGCCAGCAGCGGTTGAAATTAAACCTGTCCGGAAGGCTGGCAATAAAAATTATTGCAGAGCCACCGGATAAGCGCCGTCGTGACCTGGACAATATCCTGAAGGCACCACTGGATGCACTGACGCATGCGGGGCTGCTCATAGACGACGAGCAGTTTGATGAAATCAATATTGTGCGCGGTCAGCTTGTTCCTGGTGGGCGGTTGGGGATAAAAATCACAGAACTGGGGTGCGCATGAATAACCAGTATTTACAGTTTGTGCGTGAGCAGCTCATTATCGCCACCGCTGATTTGAGTGGGGCAACAAAAGGTCAGCTTGAAGCCTGGCAGGAGAATGCCATGTTCGATACAGGGCGTTACAGGCGTAAAAAAATCCGGTACCGCGATGAAGTGACTGGAAAAATGATAACGCGGGATAATCCCCCAATCCCGGGAAAGCAATCGCTGGCGAAGGGGACGTCAATTCCTCTGGTCAGTCCGATTGAGTTTTCGACATCATCGTGGCGGCGGGCTGTTCTGTCTCTTGAAGAACATCATAAAGCCTGGTTGTTGTGGTGTTACAGCGGGAGTATTTGTTGGGAATATCAGATCGCGATAACACAGTGGGCGTGGAATGAATTTAATACTCAATCCGGTACCAGAAAAATTGCAGGGAAAACGCAGGAACGCCTGAAAAAATTAATCTGGCTGGCGGCGCAGGCAGTAAAAGCAGAACTTTTTGGTGGGGAAGGTTATGAATACAAGGAGCTGGCATTACTGGTGGGAGTGACAACTAAAAACTGGTCCAAAACATTTACTCGTCACTGGGTTGCAATGAAACACATTTTTCACCGACTGGATAGTGAGGCTTTATTGTTTGTAATGAGAACGCGTTCAAAACAAAAGGCGGCATTTTCAAAGCAAAGTGTTGCAAAAGTAGATTGAAAGGCATATATTTCATGCAAATCTGATATTTTGCCGATTTTGTACGTGATGGCAAAAGCAAACAAAACCCGCCCACAAGCGGGTTTTTTTGTGCCACTTATCTCGGATAGACATGGTGAATGCGCTGGTGGAGGAAGCAAGGGTAATTTTTAACCAGGTGATTCTTGAATGCTTGCAACATTGATTTCGTAACGTTATTATCCTGCGCCCGGCCCTTTAGCTCAGTGGTGAGAGCGAGCGACTCATAATCGCCAGGCCGCTGGTTCAAATCCAGCAAGGGCCACCATCACATACCGCCATTAGCTCATCGGGATAGAACGCCAGCCTTCGAAGCTGGTTTCGCGGGGTTCGAGTCTCCGATGGCGGTCCATTATCGGTATTCTGCGTTTTTAGCTCAGCCGGACAGAGCAATTGCCTTCTAAGCAATCGGTCACTGGTTCGAACCCAGTACAACGCACCACACTTATTTTCCCTCGCTCGCTTTTGCGGACCTTTTTTGTATCCGCACCACGCCCGGCGCATACCAACCACAGAGCCTTTCGGGGGGAGCTTATGGAGTGGTCAGTGTGACTTTCTCTGTGGGCAGATCGCTCCCGGGCGTTGGCTCACCCACCCAAAGGAACGTCACGATGTTTGGTATTTTTGGTAAAAAAAGCCCGCAGAGCGGCAACGGAAATTAGAAAGTTTGAAAAACGCGATCTGGCACAGGTGGTGATTAACGCCGCATACCTGGTGGCCTGTGCAGATGGTGAATGTGAGGCTTCCTAGAAAGCGAAGATCGAACAGGTACTGCGTAATCAGCCTGCGCTGTACGCGTTTACGTCAGAAATTAATGCGATTAGCGCAACCATTATCGGTCAGCTGGATACGAACTTTAAAACTGGTCGTCGTGCGGCGTTACGTGAGATCGAGGATGTGAAACACGATACGCGTGAAGCGGAAGATGTGCTGGATGTGGCGGTGGCCATTGCGGAGGCAGACGGCGAAATTGAGCCGGAAGAGCGCAAGGTGCTGGAAGAGATTGCCGGTGTTCTGGGTCTTCGTCTGGAGAATTACCTGTGACGGTAAAACTGCGCCTGACTGTGGCTGCACTCCTGCTGTTTCTGGTGGTGATGGTGGATTTCACCAGCAGAATCATGTCGGTGCTGGCGGATGGGGTGCTGGTCTGCGGCATTATGGTATTGCTGTGGCCGGTGATAAAAAGAAACAGCCTGCATAATGCTTGATTTTTTTGTTTGCTGTTTATTAAAAACACTTCTGCATGGTGAATCCCCCTGTGCGGTGGGGCAATCAGCAAGAAGGAATATGGGGTAATCGCGGATTCAGGTGCTGATACTGAATTCACCGGGAGGCACCCGGCACCATGCTTTGCCACAAAAGTGTTATTTCTGTTTTTCTCAAACTATCATCGTTATCCCTTTATTTTCGGCTGCGCATGGCGCGGCCTTTTTTTTACGACCAGCCACTGGCAGATGGTCATCCTGTGATTTGATTCCGCTTCCGGCTTTTTAACTCTGTTCCTCTACACGGGAGAAATTCGATGTCGATTAAACATTATGATGTTGTCAGGGCGGCGTCGCCGTCAGACCTTGCGGAAAAGCTGACACACAAACTGAAAGAGGGCTGGCAGCCATACGGCGGACCGGTTGCCATTACGCCGTACACACTGATGCAGGCGGTGGCTATTGAAGGAGA